ATGCTGAACACGCCTTAGACCCGATATGGGCTAAGAATATTGGCGTCGATATGGACGCTTTAATGATTAGCCAACCAGATTCTGGTGAAGAGGCATTAACTATTGTCGAGATGATGGCTGCGTCGAGACAGGTTGGTGTGGTCGTGATTGATTCTGTGGCGGCTTTGGTGCCTCAAGCCGAAATCGATGGTGAGATGGGCCAAAGCCACATTGGTTTGCAAGCGAGGTTGATGAGTCAAGCTATGCGTAAGTTGGTTGCGATTGCTTTTGATTCTAATTGCACAATCATATTTATCAACCAGATTCGAATGAAGATTGGGGTGATGTTTGGGAACCCTGAGGTTACACCCGGAGGCCGAGCCCTTAAATTCTACTCATCTGTTCGTTTAGATATTAGACGGGCTAAAGCAATAAAAGAGGGCGATGAGAGCATCGGGAATGAGGTTACAGTTAAAGTTGTAAAGAACAAGGTGGCACCGCCATTCAAAAAAGCTGAGTGTGCTCTTTACTTCGGCAAAGAAGGCTACCCATACGGCATCGACTATGCTAGCTCGTTGGTCAATCTCGCAGTGGACGCTGGCATGATTAAGAAGCAGGGCTCGTGGCATAGCTATGGTGAAATTAAACTAGGCAATGGCTTCAATGCTACTTGCACATTTGTTCGGGAAAATCAAGATGTCATGGATGAGTTAGAGGCAAAAATCCGAGAGATACATGGCTACGTCCAAGAACCAGTGGGCGTCCAAGAACCAGGCGTCGAAGAACCAGTGGGCGTCCAAGAACCAGAAGACACAGAAGAACTAGAAATGAAGGATCTTGAAGAATGAGCGTACCACTATTTCAAGTCGATGATATAATTTACCTGGTTGAATCTGCGAATGTTGGATCTATCGAGTCATATCAAATTAGTGAAGTTCGCCAGGATCCCACAGGAGTTTGGTTTTACAAGATAGCAGTGCCAGCCAGGCCACCCACGGGTACTGCTACGGTTGGCGATCGTATTACACTACATAAGTCTTTCGATTTTGAGCTAACAGAAAGCGAATTGACCACGTATTGTGACGCGATAAATTTGGCGGTAGCGGCAGCTCAAGCACGGCTAACCCAACTGCTTGCTTGGCAGAGTACCCAGTGTGAGGACACCGGAACTGGATAATGGACATACTTAATGAACAGACTACGGGTGATGAGTGTCCGTTTGGTGAATATGAAGAAGAGGCAGTAGCCTCACTCATAATTGACCATCCGGAGTTTTTCACTTCAATTGCGAGATTCTTAAAGCATTCGCTATTTAGTAGGATGGAAGTTCAATATGTGGTAGCACACATAACCACCTACTATGAGAAATACGGCGTGTTTCCGTCGCGAGGGATGCTGCTTGATCGCATCAAGAAAAGTCTCACCGTTGATGATATTGGCTACGAGGATATCATACGGATTGCTGGGCGCAAATCGGATCCGCGCGAAGTACCGGCTTTAAAAGGACAGTTACTGGATTGGGCTAGGTCGAAGGCGTATGGTATCATATATGACCCGGATACTATTGCGAAGTATAACGCCGGTGATTTTGAGTCCTTGGAAGAGGTTATCAATCAAGCGAGGAATATCCAAGATATTGGAAGCGGCACATTTTGGTTTTTTGACGAAGTTTCGAAACTGTTTGAGGTCGACGTACTGGAAACGTTTACAACTGGGTTTAGCCAGTTAGATAGATACATCCACGAAAGTGGGCCAGCACGCAAAGAGATGTTAGTATGGATGGCCCCAACTGGCGTCGGCAAGTCTATTATGCTCGTGAACAATGCCATGGCCAATGTTCTAAAGGGAGCGAATGTACTATACATAACTCTCGAGTTGTCTGATGTGCTATCGGCTATCAGGGCACTTGGGGCATTAACGGGCAAGCCCATCAATAAGAAGCGTTTTGATATTAAAGACGAAATGTTAGCTATGGTGAGCAAGATTAAGAAGAGCGGCGTCGGTGATTTGGCGTTTCACGAATTCCCACCCGACGAGATCTCTGTCGACGAGATTTATGCTTTGATGGACCACCTACGCAGATCGCGTGGTTGGGTCCCAGATGTCGTATGTGTTGATTATCTTGAGCTGATGAGAAGTCGCAACGCGTCCGACAATAATGATGAGTACATGAAACAAAAAGGCATATCCACGCAGGTGCGTGGGCTTGCTAAAAATGAGAATGTGCTGGTGTACACTGCCACTCAGACCAACAGATCTGGGAATACCACTGAAGAATCGGTCCTAGATGTTACGAAGATTGCTGAGAGTTATGGTAAGTCAATGCCAATGGATTATCTGGTGAGCATCAACCAAAGCCAGGATGAATACCGTTCGCAATTCAATTCTAGTGGCGTGTCCGTCCACCCGGCAACTGCTCGCATGTACATAGCAAAGAATAGGAATGGTCCGAAATTTCAGACTATTGAAATCAAAATAAATTACAGCACTATGAGTATCCAGGAGACGATATGAGCGACAAGACCGAACTTAAAAAAGTAATGCCTTTGAATGATTACGTGGCGGTGCTTCAGGAGATTGATGTTCCAGATGGCATCGAGATGGATCCTAAAGCGCTACAAGAGATTAGCAACGAAGGAATTGTTGTTGGGCTGGGGCCAAACGCTATCAGTCATTTTAGTATTGATGGTGAGAGCTCATTGAACATAGGCGATCGAGTAATATTCCACAATAAGCGATACCTAGCGCTCCATCCTGCTTCCGGTGGTTACGAGGGGCGAACAGTGTTGATGATTCGTGCGATGGATTTCGTCGCTCATATTGGCAGAACAGATAAATACGAGATAGTATGAAGTATCACTACATATGCATAGATTGCATTGAGTCTAAGACTGGCACGCCAATACATGACCTGCCGGTTGGGCTATTTAACCAAATACGCAATGAGACGGCGTTTGTTGCCGATGTGTGCCCCGAGTGCGGCGGTGACAATGTTCGTAAAGTGTTTGGTATAGAAACCTCATACGTAAGAGGCTATGGCTTTGTAGACAAAAAGGGCACCAAGCGCGATATGGACCTTCACGCTATGTCGACCGGAAATGATCCTTATGGCGAGCATCGCAAAGTTGGGGAGTCAAGAGAAGTCATAACAAATCTACAAAGAGACAGGGAACACCATACCCATTCTAAGACCATTCACATGTGAGTGTGTATTCTAAGAGCGATATGTTATATGTCTATACTCTCTGGGATAAAACCTGTGATTCGCGCCCATTGATGACTGGGGCTTATGATAGTGTTACTAGATCCCTCAAAATGTTTGTGCTGTACTTACGGCACACTAATAAGTCGATATATGGTATCGAGCAGACTGCTGCTGAGTTAAATGAGTTAATATCCAAAGCCGATACTGTGATGCTGAATGATTATAAACAGCATCTGGTGGCTTTTAACTTGGACCATGAATCTAATAACAAAGTCTTCGACATTGAGTTATCGGAAGAGATAGGCTGCAAAGATGACATTAAATCGACTCGCAAGGTTCTCGCCCAAGTTTTGTCCAGAATATATAGAGTTAGGCCGCAGTATTGGCACTTCGTCCGTGCGAATGCTGCAGTTGTATATAGCCGCTTGCAGCATCGCGGCGTATTGTATGGGTATGAGCTGAGGCATCCGACTTGGGGGAGGGTTTACTCTGGCAGAAGCAAAAGCACGGGGTTTGGTATCCAGGGTCTTGGCCAAGATCACTTAACAGATATCGATAACCATAGAATATTTCTCAATTTCGACTGGGTATCTGCTGATATGCGAGCCATTGCTATAATGAGCGGCGACAAAAAGCTCAATACAGCGTTTTTGCAGAGTGACCCGTACCAGGAACTTGCTGATTATATTAATATAGATGTAGACGAAGACAAATTAACTAGGGATGAAGCTAAAAGGCTAATGTTTAAGTCGGTATACTCATTAGATAGCGATAACCCCGCACTTGATTATTATTCTGGGTTTGGGGATTGGATTGCGATGTGTCGTCTTAAGCTGGAAGAGGATGGGTACTTAAAGAGCATGCTGGGCCGTAGATTTCGAATATCAAAGTCCAGGACCGAGCGATCGGTTTTTAATGCGACGATACAAGGGTCTGTGGCGCACGCGATGCAAATATGTCTGAGGCGTGTGTGGGACATATTTCCGGACAATATATTGACGGAAAACCATGACTCGCTAGTCATGGTGTGCGATCCTAGTGATACTCACCATATGATCGATGAGGTTGCCAAAATAATGATACAGCCGTTTAATGGTATTTTAAAAGATAACCCACAGTTTCCGCTGAAGATTAGTGTGGGCTCTGGATATAAGAAATGGAAGAGCTACAAACGGTACAACTGTTGTGAACAAATCACGTAGAATACATAAAAAAGATAGGCATGAGCAGAAACGCAAGAAGCGGCTGAAGAATATTAAAAAAGCCAAGCTTAAGGCTAAGGTGCTAGCCAAGCAACCCAAAGTTAGCACTAAGAAGGGCGTCGCCAAATCTGCTTCTGCGAAATCACAAGATACCATTGATATTATCGACCGCAATGCGTGGGGATTGCAGACTGAAGGCGGAGACGATGACCAAGCGTAAGAAGCCACAACCGAAGTGGTTTGATGATTTTGTACCTGAAGAGGTTGCGAACAGCACCTTGTTTCAATTTGTGGTTATTGTCAAGGATCAGAAAATTATTGTGGATATGCGAGCCGACCTGGAGATAGAATACGCTATTATCCAGAGTCAGCTGGAAGACACACCATCTGAATTTGCGTATTGGGGAGCGATCTATAGTGAATTGAAAATGCAGGTCGCTAAAGTCGAACGGCAGATCAAAGCCAGACGCGGGAAGCTGGTTGATAAGGCAATAAAATCGGCATCGCAAGCAAGCGTGCGATTGACAGATAAGCAAGTTCAAGCTATCATTGAAGCAGACCGAGAACTAAACATACTAGAAGCTAAACTAATTATCAGCAATAAGCACTGTGGCAAGATGTATTTTATGGTTGAAGCGATTAGAATGAAATCAGACAATCTAAGATCCTTGGCAGGCTTTGCACGAATCGAAATGAATAATAGCTAAAATAGCTAAAAAGCTCAAGAACAAGAAAGGAAATGATCATGAGCAAATACGACGTCGCAGCGGTAAGGAAACGGTTACAGGAAAAACAGGGGAATAGGTTTAAGGATGCCAACGAGTTTAGGCCTCCCAAGAATCTGGATGACAATAAGATCATTCGGATTCGATTCTATGTCCTGCCTCCATTGGTAGAGGGCGACAAGTGTGCTGATGGGGTCGCCAGCGAGTCAATGGACATGTTCTATGTTCAGAACGGTGCGCACTGGATAAACAATAGGACCCATCAGTGTCCGCGCATTCACGAAGACGACGAAGAGTGCCCGCTTTGTCAGATCGGCTTCGACCTAATGGGAGAAACAGACATCAAAGACGAGCGCCGTGCGATTGCGAAGCAGTGGCTGCCGCGAACTCAGTATGCTGTCAATGTATACTTCCCGAAGGATAAGGTAAATCCAGAGGAACTGGGTGGTAAGGTCATGTGGATGAATGTATCCAAGCAGGTCTACGACATTTGGGAAGCCTGCATCATGAATGATGAGGAAGGCGATCCTGCCGATCCGCAAGCATATGGCGTTTTCTACGATGAGGGCGACTCCTACTGCTTCCAACTTGAGATCGGTAAGAATGGAGATTGGAATAGTTACAAGACCTCCAAATTCCTGGCTAATGCCGGCAAACGTCCTATAGCCTCTAAGGATGGCAAAGCTTTGCCGAAGCGTATCGAGTCGATTTTGGCGCAGCGGCATGATTTGTTCACTAAATTCGGAGCACGCGATTCAGACGCTCTCGCTGCCCTTGCAAAGCAAATGCTTAGCGGTGAGCCGGAACAGGATGATGCAGGGTTCGACGCTGACGACACCAAGACCGACACCAAGACCGACACCAAGACCGACACCAAGACCGAGGCTAAGACCGACACCAAGACCGAGGCTAAGACCGAGGCTAAGACCGAGGCTAAGGAAGTCGTCGAAGACAGTGTCGATGAGGTCGTCGAAGATAGTGTCGATGAGGTCGTCGAAGACAGTGTCGATGAGGTCGTCGAAGATGTTGTTGAAGATGTCGAGGCAGCCAAAAAAGACGATAAGGCAGCCAGCGCAAGCGATGATATCGATGATATCGAAGAAAACGAGCTTCAAGACTTACTCAAAGAAATCGAGTCAGACTAGTCGTATTGACGTCGATCGGGCATGGCACAAAGGCAATTGCGGGCCTGCTGGTGACTGTTGAGGATATCCGATAAACCGCTTGGAACAGTCCCGGCCGCCATGCCCGCTCGGCGTATTTATTATGGAAACTATACTTTTAATAGACGGTAAAAATACCGCATATAGAGCACTTTTTGCTTCTAGGGAAAATAGAGAGTTTAGACACAAGTATCACCCTTTTGCAGTATGGATGAAATTCACCCACGTGTGGCTTGAGAAATTTAAGCCAGATGCAGTGCATGTGTTTTGGGATTGCCACAAAGACGATATTTGGCGCAAAAGGCTCTTAAATGAGTATAAGGATCATCGCAACGCTATGCCCCACTACGCCGACGATATCCAGACGGATCTTCGGCGTATGTTGGATGCTGCGGAAGCTATCTTGCCACACTTTGGAGTTCGACAATATTATAGGGAACGGCAAGAATGTGATGACTTGATCTATTCTGCGTGCCGTGCCCTTACGCCGTCCAAAACAGATACTCGCAAAGTCATCATCATATCCAGTGACTCTGACTTCTTGCAGCTACAATGGTCGATGCCTCATGTTTCGATATATCTCCCAAAAGATCAGAAATTAGCGACTCGCCCAGATTGCGACCCAGCCGTACAAAAAGCACTTAGCGGCGACAAATCTGACAATATTGATGGGTTTCGTGGAATTGGGCCTGTTAAGGCTCGACGCATGGCAATGGACCCCAAGCAATTAATAGAATTTCTGAGTTTGGTGGATGCTAAGAAATTTAAGAGAAATCTTGCGTTGATTGATTTGTCAGCAAATCCAGCTCACATAAGTAACCAATTATATATTATTGGGATTATGTCGCAAGATGTGATATTCGATAAGTCTACTATCAATGAACTTGCGATTAAGCATAAAGTTAGGGGATTGCTGGCAGAATATCCGAGAATTGCAGCATCATTCAAGCGTCTTGTGTAATTCTTCCATTCTAAGATATGCTTCTTGATAATTGACTGTCTCGGCCATCATCTCGTCCCATCGCTCAAATTGCGCCATCACCCATTTCCATTGCTCTGGATATGATTTTTGCAACAGCCAAGCGAGTCCGAATGGACCTTTATGTCCTGAGATTTTAAGCCACCATTTGTGGTGCTTGGGGCATAATGGTACGCCATTGAGAGGATTGTGCCGCAGCGGCCGCACCCATCTATCTACTATGTGGTGTGCTTGTAAGTATTCTTGGGAACCACATACTATACAATTATGGCGTCTTATATATAAGCTCCAGCTTTTGTCGGCTTTATTTCGCCAATATTTAGATTTTGGGTCTGCTTTAGACTTGGCTAATTTTGATTTTTTGGCTTTTTTCTTCGCTGGCATGTTTGTGTCTCCACTAAGTATTTAAATACATATCTATTTGCGCACGCTTCACTGAAATATAATGAAATACTCCATTACTAAAATAAAGGAAGTAGACATGGGATGCGGCGCATGTGCAAAACGGCGGCAACAATTAGCGAAGGCAGCGAAAGCAGTGAAGGCGGGGAAAATGGCCAGAGTTAAGAATGTCAAGAAGGCAGCGATGAAACGCATCACTAAGAGAGGATTGGTTTCGATGGGAATGAAATCACCTAAGAGGTGTCCAATATGTCGCACTATGATGAGGCGAGTATCTAAAAAAGGACGAGAGATGCTAATATGTGCTAATCCAAAATGCGCGCATGTAAGGAAATTATGATGAAGATAAATGCAGAAAGCGTCGTGGTAGTTGAAACATTGAGTGACGTAAAGCGAGTGATCCAAGAATTTATGCCCGGCGACCGACAGCAGAACCCGGAGGTGCACACAACCATTGTCTCAGAGAATAAGACGTACGAGTTGAGCGCTCCGACCGGGTGTGCATATCGAGATATGCTGATTGATGGCTTTAATATCGTCAAGAAACGCTTAGATGCTGAGCAGCGAGAGACAGAGACACAGCTGAACATTAGCCCCCTAAATACAAAAGGACATATGTGGCTCGACGACCTGATCATTCGCAGGTTAGCGGGCACACGCGATGGCTTAAGGGTTAGATGGGACATCAAAGAGGGTACTTTTTTCTTCGACCCCTTTGCCGGGAAACTTAGTAAATGTACGCAGTAGATATAGTAATTCTGGCGTTGATGATAGCTAGTGCGTGGACACTTGTCGTTATCCCGCTCAAAATCCATGTAATTTGGAGATATTGGGTTACACTTGTACTGCCAATGGCGTTCCTATTATCGATTGGTTTGATGTACTTTGGAATATTTCAATGGATAGAGAAGTTGATATCCAATTAATTCAATATCGTGCTCTCAGTCTTTGGGTGCCGCGTGTTGGAGATATTATCATTAAACATGGGTGGTTTATTCGCACTAAATGGTTCGGGGTAGTTAATTTTATTAACCCGGATGGGTCGCTAAATGTTATTAAAGATGGGTTAATGGGGTTGTTGGTAGCAACTGCGCCAGAGGCGATGCGTGGCAAATCGATTGAATTGGCACAAGGTCAAATCAAAACAGCGACAACTGGTGCGTATACGGTAATGCAGCATGACGCTGATGCGGTGTGGTATGTTTAAACCCCCTACATTATTACCCTACCCAGAAATAGCCGATGCTGTTAGCTGTGCAGAGATTCGTGGCGTGTTTTGTTATGTGGTCGATGTATATGGGCCTGGAATTGCCGTTGTAATAAAATTGCAAGACGGCGACAGCGGAATTGTTATTGGGGGGTGGGATGGTAAGCATGTCAGCCCGAAGGACGAAATATGGGAGCAGTCGCAGGAATTTCTGACGCATTCTGCGTATATGTTCATACAAGCAATGCAGCGTATTGGGATTGGCCAGGCTGAATTTTTCATATCTAGCGATGGCATATTGGTAGATGTTCAATTGTCGCTGAACAAGTTTATTGGGCCTGGGATGCTTAGGGACATATTCTCTGATATTTGTAAAACTCAAAATGTGAAAGAAATATCTGTCTTAGATGACGATAAGATAAAAGAGCTAAGCACTTCTGGCAATTATGTCCTGAAGCCAAGTCGATATCGTTATTATGCGCGTGGTGACGATAGCATATTGCCATTGTACGCCCGTATTTAAACACAATGCTGATAATAATGTGCGGGTACCCCAAGTCTGGCAAGTCAACTTTTGTCGATATCTTGATACAACACATAACATGCTCAGTGCATCTTGTGCGTCCAAGCGATTGGCATCCTGAGAAGGGATTAACAGTAGCTGAGGATTCAAAGTGGCAGCTCGCTTGTTGGGAGCATGCGGTTGATAAGGCCACTGAACTGATGTCCACTGATAGCGTGGTGATATTAGATACGTGCGGTGCTTCGCCGCAGTCGCTTGGGGCCTTAATATCGATGGCTAGATCACATGGGCATGGGGTGGTTGCGATCTTTGTCGCGACTCCACGCACTATATGCGAAGGGAGGATCGACCCGTATATAATTCAAAAGTATGTTGATAGAATCCATAGCGCCGTGTTTGAATATAGAACCATTTGCGATAGTCTGATAGTCGTAAAATACCATAGGGTTGAACAATGGCACCAAAGATCAAAAGACATCGCAAACCATTTAATCCTAGGGCCAAAGCCAAGCCCAAAGCCCCATCTAAATCCAAATCAGAAATTCGAGCTAAAGACGTAGCGAGAGTAGTGTGGAATCCCCATGTGTCTGGCGATTGCGGAGTCGTAACAGGATGCGATGCGAAATATGAGTGGATGCTTCAATGGTGGTTCAAGCACTATAGTGAGCACAATAATTATCCAGTTTATTTCGCTAATTTTGGGATGTCCAACGATGCGGTGGAGTGGTGCCAGCGGCATGGCCACGTAATTGACCTATCATTTAGCTGCCCACGAAAGAAGAATTGGTTTAAGAAGCCATTGGCAATTCTATCATGCCCCTTTAAACGCATTTTTTGGATTGATCTTGATTGTGAAATCAGAGGGGACATAACCCCCATGTTCGGGTATGTGGATGAAGGCATAACTGTTACGCTGGATCCGCATAATCCGTGGGTTAAGACCAAGCCCGTGATCGCAAGCGGTGTTGTTGGTGTCAAGCATAACAATCCGTTGATTTTAAAGTGGGGTGTGAAGTGTATGTCTGGTGCCAGGGTTCGTGGCGACCAAGAAGTTTTAAACCAGATAATGCATACCAGACGCGACCAAATAACAATAATGCCACCAGAATATCAATGGCTTAGGATATATGGGGATAGCCCGAAAGCCTTAATTATGCATTGGACTGGGGCCAAGGGCAATGATCGTATTCGAGGAGAGCTGGGGCTACCGCCCCTGATGGGGCGTCGTTATCATTATAGTGTTAAGGGCGAAAGGGCTATGCGTGGGCAGGAAGAGAATATTGGCGTCGGGCGGAATAAACGTCACAGCGTCACGAGCTTAGCTGCCCGCGCTGCTGCGAGAAAGAGAAGGTCTAGAGCTAGCAGGGTTCAACGCAACATCTCGCCGCGCAAGAAGAAGCGTAAGTAGTTGATTGTTGCTAGACTATACCAAGGATTGTTATTGTCGGGTAATCGGTTGTGGCACACCCAGTATCGCCTACGTATGGCCCAGCCGGACTAGAGCCAGTCAATTTGGTGCCGCTCCAGATCGAGGTTAAATCTGGGCATGTTATTTCTAGTGACCAGAAGCATGTCCCATCGCCGCTGGTGACCAATTCAAGTGCGAAGCCATAATCTTGTTCTGTGGCCGTCCATTGGCAATTATCACCACCAGTCAGCCATATGCTAGAGGCAGCCAGGTCGCCGCCGCCGCGAGGGCAGCATCCTGCAATTCCACTAAAGGCGACGAGGTCTACCATAAATGTGGTGCCATCAAATTCTCTGGTACACTCACACGGCATTTCATTCCATCTTCCCTCACCAGGTGGGGGGAGGGTCTCCGCCGGTTCGCTCAGTTGAATTATTGGGGATTTCGTCTTTGAGAGCCTCAGCGCCATCGTCGACCGGGGTCGGGCAGCAAGAGAATGTTTCTTCGGTTTCGAGCCATTCTTGAATTCCGAATTTGCCACCAGCTAGGCGTCTCCCACCAATATCTGCCGTTAGATTCGCTATCACAGCGGTGGGAAGTGCGACAAGGGCTTCTTCCAAACTCACCTCTGTTTTGTTCTTTTCCAGGTTGTTGGGTAATTGTACGAACCCATTAACAATCGGAAACTGGCGAACGATGGTAATAGTCTCTAATGACATAATTTATCCTCGTATGATATCTTTGATTAGTATATAATATCGTGTCACGAGTATTTATAATTGGCGGCGGCCCTAGTTTGCGCGGGTTTAAGTTTAAGAAGCTGCGCAACCACAATTGTATATCTGTCAACAAGGCGATATTTCATGTTCCGGACTCAAAATATTTTATTACTATCGATCATAGCTTCTTAAACAAGATAGGCGAGAAGAGAGAGATAATAAAGAGCTCGAAGGCTACTAAGTTTTTTGTGGCTAATTATGCGTCTGGTCAGCTAGCCGACAAGGGAGGCAGGATATTCTGCACCAAGACCAAGAAGCATTATGAACTCGCCGAATTCGATGTGATTATAAGGAGTAGGGGATATGGGGGGCTTGGTACGCAATGGAATGATTTTAGGAATGGTAATTGTAGCGGATACTGCGCGTTCCAATTAGCGACATTGCTAGGTTATAACAAGATTTATTTGTTTGGGCTTGATCTAACTACCCATGACGGACAGACACATTACCATAATGGGTATGGTGGACAAAGGCCTGGGTCATTTGAAAAATCGCTATCATGTTACTTTGCGCATTTTGCGTCTGGGATTAAGGAGGCTCAAGATCGCGGCATTAAGGTAGTCTCGTGCTCTGAGATTAGTCGTTTAAACGATCTGATCCCATTTGTTGCGCCTTCAAAGGTGCTATGACTGACTCTATGAAGTAATCAACTTGATCAACAGCCAGACCTGTTAGGTGGAAGTCGCTATCGGGGCCCATAACCTCAGCTCCCAAATCTATCCCCTCAAACTCCGGTAGCAGAGAAAGTTGGTATGTCAAGCTCGGGTCCCCTGTTGCGCGACATTTGAGAGCACATTGTTTGATTTTCTCGTGCAATTCTTGTCGGTTCGCGCCGTGTTTAACCCCAATCATTAATATCTTCTCTGTCATCAAGAATTCAATTTCGTGCGATAAGTTCGACGATATTGCCACTTCGTTGACAACCAGCCCATCGAACACCTTATGCATTGTATCAACGATGCCGTCGGCTGTCAAGTATGATTCTGGCAGCAGCAATCTCCTAGCGCTAGAATCGTCGAGGGAACGCTCGAGCCACTGTTCAGCCGCAACTGTCATCGAGGTCCCAGCCATGCCGATTAGGAATTTGGCGAGGCCACATACGCGCTCGCAATAGAGCGGGTTCTTTTTATATGGCATCGCCGAGGAGCCCACTTGTTTGGAGCCGAACCCCTCCATCAATTCTTTCTTCCCGGCCAATAGGCGAATGTCGGTGGCTATTTTCTGGCATACAGCCCCGAGTGCGGCCAATGAGCTAGCAATTATCGCATCACTGATTCGAGGGTACGTCTGGCCAGTTATGCAATAATGCCCTTTGGGCCCTTGGAAGCCCAGCGCTCGCGCAAACATTTCGTCCAATATGCGAGCCTTTGCTGCGGCTTCTTCCTTTGTTGTGTCTGAATTGCTGAAGAGCTCTAAGAATGAGGCTTGTGTGCCCGTGGCGCCTTTAATACCCCGCATGCGCAGGCACCCATAGTTATGATTAAGCTGCTCTAGAACAAGATATAGGTCGTACGCCCAAGAGGCAGCCCTCTTCCCGACGGTAGTTGGCTGTGCTGGTTGAAAATGCGTCAACCCCAGCGTTGGGGTGGTCTTGTGGTGTTGGGCGAAGTCGCCAATTTTAATGATTAGTCCGGTGAGTTTGGATATTATGAGCTCAAGCGATTCTCTGATTCGGAGAGTATCGGCATTATCGACCACAAACTGGCTAGTTGCCCCTAAATGGATAATGCCCTTGGCTAGGGGTGTATGCGTTCCAAATTCGGCGATATGGGCCATTACGTCGTGGTGTGTTTCCTTTTCGTATTCAGCAGCCAGCTCTAGATCGATAGGCTCCTCAAGAGCATTCTCCAATTCTGACAGCTGCTCTGCGGTAATTGATAGTTGTAGGCCATATTGGGCTTTGGCTAATTCGTACCAGAGCTTACGCCACAATTTGAATTTGTGGTTCTGACTCCAGATATGCGCCATACGGTCTGAAGCGTTGCGTGTTACGAGCGGTGACTGGTATGTATCCATATCTTTAAAATACTGGTGTCCATGCAAAAATAAATTGAATGTGTGAGTCCCCGAGTTAGGAGACAGAAATTATGGCAAGTCAGCCACTAAACACGACGATTAACGTTTTTAGACGGGTTCGATCGCAACGTGAAGCGCAGCGCCACGATTCGATCAAGAACATAACAGACAGACTGCGCAGGTTGATCCTGGTTGATCCCAGCAATGAGATTAGAACCAGGGTCGTTGATCGAGATACGGCTGTTACCGACTTCTCGACTTACATGGGTCAGGCAAGCGCTTTGGCAGGTAGAGGACATCCGATTGTTGTTGGAGTTCAAGCACGTAAGGACTTCAGCGTTGTTACTCAACTTACCGGAATCGATTTCCCGGTTGAAATCGGTAGCGATAAGTTCGTGCAGGAGAATGCTGCTAATGTTGGCGGCGACCTCCACCAGGATGCTCGTGATACTACGGGCGGCGACACTAACAGGCTTTAAGCCTGTACAACTTAGCGAACTCACACTTCCAGTGGCCCGGGCAATCCGGGCCACTGTTGTATTATAACTCAAATATACTATAGATTTGGAGATACGATATGGCCAATACAGTTCCATTCACGGCATATTTTAGGATGATTCCGGAACGCGGAGAGGGGAAGCGCTTTGAAATTTGGCGTAGCCGCGAACGCATCGCGCGATTGGTGTGGTTGGACCTAAACACAATACTTGAAGACTCCGTGCCATTCAACCAGGCGGGTGCTACAGCAGGCACCGCTAATTTCGCAGTGCCAGGTGGCACCATTACTTGGGGCTTGGCCCAAGATGCGGATTCTAATAGCTCAAGTATGAACGCGGTAGCATTTAAGCCACAATTTGGGGAATCTCCAGATCAATTGACAGTGGTGGGATTCGTCGAACAAGATGATACTATACCATATGGGGAGAAGCAGTTGATTAGCGGCGGCAGAGTTTGGAGTGGCCCAGCAACTGGAGCGCCTGGAGTTACTATAAGTACTATGCCAACCACTGCAAACCAAGCAGCGGCTGCAGCGCTTAAGACTCTCCTTGAAGTTTCCATTACATCTGTGCCCGTTGAGATGATTAGGCTCGAAGTGAATGGCGTGGCTTACGGTCGAGGCGCGATCCACTTCCCAAGACCATAGAGACCTTAGAGACCATAGAGACCATAGAGACC